TACTACGATACGTTTCCTTTAGTACTTCCAATAGAAAACTATCCAGATGGGTTTTTAGGTATCAATATGCACTACCTACCTATACCCCTACGAATTAAACTATTAGACCGATTGGTAGACTATAGTAACAATACTAAGTTTGATGAATCTACTCGTATAGTAGCAGATTATAGTCAACTAAAAAAAGTTAACTTAATAAAACCTACACTACATAGGTATTTGGCAGGGCAGACCAAATCACAGTTTCGTAGAATTGATGCCGATGAATTTACTATTGCAACACTACTTCCAGTACAGAGGTTCAAGAAGGCCGGCGCTGGAGAAGTATGGAAAGATTCTAGGAGTATGATCTAATGGCAGTTATACCTAAGTTTTTAGAAGGCGCCGCATTTGGTGTGTTAAATGATATACTATCTCAGTTTCGTGTGGCAGAAGGTAACTATGCAAATCCAAATAAATATGAAGTTGTGATACATAGACCAGTACCGTCATCTGGTGGAACAGAAAGTCAAAATCAATTAAGAGATCAAGTACAGGGTGTATCTACAAGAGAAATCAGTACAATTTCCATGAGATGTGGTTCAATTACCCTTCCTGGCAGAATACTTTCTACTGAAGATGATACAAACATCTATGGCCCAAGACGGCAAGTTGCATCAGGAATACAGTTCTCTGATACTGTAGAGATGGCGTTTCAAAGTTCTACAGATGCACAAGAAAGAGTGATGTTTGAAAAGTGGCAATATGCGGCATTTAATCAACAGACTTTTAACATGGGATACTACAACGACTATGTTGGTCAAGTAGACATTTATCTTTTAAACAGACAGATGCAAAGAACCTATGGTCTAAAATTACACGAAGCGTTTCCATCTACCCTTGGAGATGTTACCCTGTCCTACGACAGTACAGGGATTATAAATTGGGGAATTTCAATGAATTTTAGATATTGGGAGTCTCTTGACATAAATCAAAAACCACCTAGTTTGGCAGATCGAATTGGACAAACAATTACAAATACTGTGGAGCGAAATATCAGTAGGGCGTTACCTGCTGTTCTAAACCGTTTATAATTATTAAAGGATGAAAAATTATGGCACTACCTAAACTTAATAATACCCAATATGAACTACAGTTACCTTCTACTGGAGAGTCAATAAAATTTAGACCTTGGCTCATCAAAGAACAGAAACTTCTAATGATGGCGCAAGAATCAGATGATGCACAAGAAATAGAAAGGGCATTTGCAAACATAGTAACAGAGTGTACTTTTGGTGCAATAGAACCATACTCTGCCCCCATGTTTGACATAGAATACATATTTCTAAAATTGCGTGGAAAATCTGTTGGAGATTCCGTAAAACTAAACGTATTATGTCCAGATGATGAAAAGACCAGAGTAGAAATAGAGTTAAACCTTGAAGACGTTGGTATTCAGATGAAAGAAGAACACACCAACGTAATTGACATTAATGATTCTGTTAAAATTGTTATGAGATACCCTACACTAAAAGACATGACAGGGTTTGACGCAGACGGAAAAGTTAAACAGATTTTTTCTATGATTGCAAGTTGCATATCAGAAATTCATGATGGTAAGACAGTTTATAATAAAGTTGACACCACTGAAAAGGAAATGAATGATTTTGTAGAAAGTTTCAGTCAGGAAGATTTTGAAAAACTTACTAATTTTTTTGATACAATGCCGAAACTGTTACATGAGGTTGAGGTTAAGAATCCAAAAACTAAGAAGAAAAATAATATTGTTATAGAGGGACTAGAAAGTTTTTTCGTATAGCCCTTTCTCATGATTCTCTGTATAACTTCTATAAGACAAATTTTGCACTAAAACAACATCATAATTGGAGTATAACAGAGTTAGAAGAAATGTTGCCATGGGAAAGGGAAATATACGTAGGATTACTGATGAAGTTTATTGAAGAAGAAAATGAAAGAATAGAAGCGCAAAACAGAAGGATCAGAGGTTAATGGACATACTGTCGCCAAATGCAGCTGCATTAGAAATTACTGAATTTCTGTTACCGTACATTGGTATGGTGATGATCGTTATCATAGGGTTTATGATAAAGGACTTTGCAACTAAAATGAGTAAAGGTATTGCATTTTCCATGAACAAACAGTTTCAAGAGGGTGATCATGTTCTTATAGATGGAGAACGTGCGTTAATAGTTAAAATAGGTTACACACAGACGGTATTTGGTGTTACTAAATCTGGTGGAGAACTAGATGGAGATTACGTGTGGAGATATGTTCCTAATGAACGTATCGATTTTCTCAAGATAGAGAAGATAATTTTTGATCATACTCCTATAAATAACAGTACAAGAATAAAAAACAACTCAAATAAAATTGAGGAGCTTCAAAATGGTAAAGAAAAGTGACCAAGTAAATATAATAGAAGTTGATAGAAGTACAAGTGAGGAACCAGCATGGTATAACACTATTGATTCTTCTGTTATAGACAAGTGGCGCATCTGGCCACGTATGTTAATCACTCTTTATGGTATCATGTTCTATAGAGTAACAGAATGGTTCATGACCCTTCCAGAACCTACCAACGCCCAGAGTGCATTTGTATCCGTAGTTGTGGGTGCTGGCGCCGCATGGTTTGGTTTGTACTGTGGTTCTGGCCCAGCAGAGAAGAAGAAATAAAATGGCAGCAGATGAAGAATTAGAAAAAGAGAAAAGTAGTTTTGCTAAATTCGTTCAAGGTATGAGAAAAAACTTAGCAGAAAACGCAAAAGATATGATTGATGCAGGCGAGACTTATGGTGAACAGATGCGTAAACGAAATGAGGATTTAAAGAAGGCAAGGGCCTTTGAAAAAGAAAGTGGTAGGAAAGTTGTCAAGTCAGAATCCAGTGGTAAGTGGTCATTTGCAGGCAAAGACGGAAAAGCGACTACTGAAATGGTGGGAAAAGATGATATTAAAAACATTGAGGGAAAGAGAGAAGAAGAATCAAGATGGGATAAGTTAACAGGGATGGTTAATGGTATTCTTGAATCAAATAAAAAACAAGACGATATCCTTAGTAAAATGTTGGACAAGGCGAAAGACAAGGTAGGCGGTATGCTTGCATTACTCGCAGCACCTATCGTTGCAGTTATTGCGTTCTTTTCAGAAATCGCAAAACAAATAAAAGGTATAGGTCTTGGCGGCAAGATGGTAAAACCTTTCATTACCTTTTTTAAAGGTCTTATTAAATTCAGTGCAAAAACTTTAATCTTACCACTAAAACTTTTAGATCAAGTACTTGGAAGTTTTACAAAAGGTAAGTTAAAACCTTTCAAGTTATTTTTAGAAGGTGTTAATAAGGTTCTTACAAGAATAGGAAATTTTTTAAAACCCATTGGGCCCGCAATTGATGATCTAATCAATTTTTTTCGAGGTGCGACAGGAAAAATTTTGGAAAAATTTCCTAAGACAGTCGCAGCGATAACTAAGTTTTTTAAAGGTTTTTCAGATATTGTTAAAACTCTTGTTGGTATGGGAAAATCCCTTGCAACCGCATCCTCATTAGGTGCAAAAGTTTTAAGTTTTGCGGCAAAGTTTGGTTCTATCTTAGGAAAATTGTTTCTTCCATTTACTATAATAATGGGAATCTGGGATACCGTTAAGGGAGCCATAGAAGGATTTAATACCACAGAAGGTGGTCTAGTAAATAAAATAATTGGTGCGATAACTGGAGGTATTGGTGGACTTGTCAACTCTATTGTTGGTATACCTCTTGATCTATTAAAAGATGGCGTTGCATGGTTACTTAAAAAGATGGGATTTGACGAAACCGCAGAAGCACTTTCATCTTTTAGTTTTGTAGATATATTTAATAAGATTTTCGATTCTATAAAAGAAACGGTAAATGGAATTATAGACTCCTTTGTTGACGGAATTAAACTTCTATTGAAAGGAGATGTGGCAGGCGGTTTCAAAAAAATATTTGGTGGTCTTGTAAAAGTTATCACAGCACCCTTCACAATGATTATGAAAACATTAGAAAAAGTATTTGATTTTGACTTCAAGTCGTTGTTAAAAGATACACTCTCATTTTTACCAGACTCCTTACTTAATGTAATTGGATTGGGTGGTGAATCAGACCCACAAGCAGAAGCGGCAGAGGCGGAAAGAGTGAAACGTGCAAATGAAAAAGGAGAGTTTAACAAAGCAGAATACGACTTGCAAGAGTCAATTGATCGACAACAAGCAGACGTTGATGTTGTCAGTAAAGGTGTTTTCGGTATAGGGGCAGAAAGTAAAGCAGAACAAGAGGAAGATCGTAGAAAGTTAGAAAGTCTACAATTACAACTTGCAGAACTTAGAGCAGAAAGAGAAATGCAACTTTCAGTGGGTAGTCAAGTTGGTGGCGGTGTTGTTGTTAATAATGATAATAGAGATCAGTCTCAGGGTAAAGGTGCATTAAACAACAGCGGTAATATCGCTGATAGACATGGTACTAAATCAGGAACCTCAAGAAGATAACCCCCCATGTTTCCATGAGGGGTTTAGATAGGAGCAGACGCTACACGACTGAACTCTTATCTATCTTAGTCTTTGAAGTATTCTTCATTACCTCTTTTAAATAGAGAGGGTTCAGCAGAAACATTTATAGGTTTCCATCCTTCGGGACGTACTTTTATAGGGCCCTTTTGCGCCCTAACCAATGGTACTTCATCGGCAGAAGTTCCGAAATCAGAATTATCTGCACACTTTGTTCGTACAGGAATAGGTTGTTTCTGTACTTTCTGTTTTGCATTAAATTCAATAAGAAACTGTTTTAGTTTTTCTACCGTAGAGTCTGGCCCTATTGAAAATCCTGATCCAACAAATCCTATTGCAGAGTCATAATCTTCACAACTCATCTTAGGGGGATTAGAAAGAACAATAACGCCCTTCTCTACTTCATCACTACACACTATGGTGATTGATTTTTTTTCCTCAGCAAACGCCTGAGAAGATAAAACAACTGCCAGAGCAGAACATAATAAAAGTTTTCTCATAATCAAATTACCCCTTGTCGGCAAGTTTTTCAAAGTATGACAAAGTATCTTCTTCTTCATCAGATGACACTTCAACGGTAGGAGCGGGCTCCTCTTTGGTATCAACCGTAACTGTTGCAGTTGGTGTATCTTCCATAACGGAAGTAACATTACCTACAGAAGTTGTACCAGCGAGTACCGTATCCAGACGTTTCTTGAGTTCGTCATAGGACTTGAAGTTTGAGTCAGATGTAAACTCTGCAAGAGAATACTGTGTCTTCCACAATGCTTCGATCTCATCATCATTATCAAAGATAGGTGATGCTTTATCGAACTCTGACTTGTCATAGTTCCAGTAACCCTCAACCTTACGTAACTTCAACTTGAAGTCTGCACCTTCCCAGAAATCGAAAGGATTCAGTGGAGTCTCATCTTCAAATGCTGGTTGCATCGCTTCCATGCACTTGTCAAAGATTTTCTTACCGAAACGATAGAGGAACACTTTACCCTCATTAGCAGGATTTGCACCGTCCTTTACAACTAGGATGTTTGCAAAATACTGCAACTTCCTCTTTTGTTTACGAGCGATCTCTTTATCACTCTCAACACCAGAGTTCCAGTATGCAGAGTTCATCTCTGACACAGGATCGTTCTGACCGATAGTAGTGAGAGAGTTCTCAATATACCACTGACCAGTAGGGCCTTGAAACGCATGGTTCCAGACTTTCGCCCAAGGAAGGTCTTCACCTTCTGGTGCGGGCAGAAAACGAATGACTGCGAAACCATTACCAGACTTATCCATCTGAGGTTTCCAGATACGTTCATCCACGTAGGACTTCTTTTCTTGGGGTTTGTTCTCAACCGCAACTGCACCGAGCAGTTTGTCAAGACTATTGGACTTTTTTAAAGTTGCTAACGACATATTTTTCTCCTTATGTAAATGTATATAATCGTATGTTTATTGTATGTTAAACTTATCACAAAACTGTTCTTTTGTCAAGTACCTTACGTTATTAAATTTAACGTCAGTTACCTCACCTTTTCGGTGAATAGGGTCTACCCAATAAAAGGTAGTATCCTTAAACTCCGTAAAAACAGTATGCATCTGGTTCAACCAATTTACTGTATTGAAACCTTTTGCATCACTGGGCAGATAATTATCTGTCCCTTTATATATGTTATTTAGTGGTTCATCATATGAAGACAAATCAAATCCTAACATGTATAACTCTCTTAGTTCACCTTGACACGCAAGGTGCATTGCTGTAGTACCAGCAGACCACCCTACAGGAAAGTCTATTGGTTTTACATTATCATTCTCTCTTAGATAGGTGATCCAGATACCCACATCCTTTTCCATTTTCATCTTCAAATCTTTAGGATCAAGATTAGGATGTTCCTTTAAGGTAAGATCGATACTCTCTTGTATCTTACTAGGGTCTTTACCAGACACTACACACTGTTCTGTATGATTACCAACTCTCTCAGTCTTATGAACAAATTCCTCTGGTATATCATATCCCATAAACATCATGTCTGGAATCTCGGCCGGAATAGTACTCCAATTCGCAAAGTGTAAATCCATAGTGTCCTGACAAAGATCATCTTGGTATATCTCTTGTTGCATACCATAGTCCACAGATACTAGATTGTCTACCCACATATCCCGATAGATAGCATTACACCCCCAAGTCTGAGCATCGACTCCGTAAGAGAAGTCAAAATCAATCCACTTTCTAGATTCCCCATTACCAAGAACAATTGCCTTGTTCATTGCATCATCCAGATTGATCATGACTTTATCAGAATTAGTGACCTCTGATTTGACCATCTCTGGAATTGTCCTTGATCTTTTTAGCCAACTCTTCAACTCGCTTCTCCATAACACCAATTGCAGTATTGACATTGCCCATACCAGAATTGTCTTTAAAACGACCACGAAGAACTTCAATTTCTTCAGTCAAAACACGAATTTTAGTTACATCATCCATCTCTTAACGCCTCCCATGAATAAGGAAACATGGGGTGAGCAATCGCATCAATCTGATACGCAACATCCCTAGTTTCTTTTTGTGAATCTGATTTACAACGTAAGTTACAAACACGTGCAAATGCGATCAACGAACCACTCCAATACCACTCTGTCATCATAGATTGAGGAAGTACCATACGTGCTTGTTCTGGTGCAACTCCTTTTCTTAACAACTCTTCATATGTCCATTTAGCACTTTTGCAGACTTTCTCATAATCATCGACCATCGCTCCTCTGGGATTGATATCAATCACCTCACCAGACGATCCCTGTTTTGAGTTCACTGGAGCTCCACGCCATTCATCTGGTGTATAGAACTCTACCTCATCATCTACATATCGTCTAGAAATCTCATTCCAGACAAGTCCCACCTGATGTTTCACCAACTGTCTTGCAACAAATACTGGCGCTTTAATATGGAACTGCAAGGATGCATGACCAAAGGGACTCCAGTGATTGTGTTTCGCAAGGTAATTGATAAGTTTTGTGTCTGTTGGATCATCATAAATTTCTTTTGATTTTCCAAATGATACACGGGCGGCATTTACTACCGACAAATCACTGCCCATGTGGTCAACTAGTGTTACAGAAATCATCGTTGAGAATTATGTTTTCTTGGGCGATAACCCTGTGGCCATTGGGGATGACGAGTCGCAAGAGATTTAACTCGATTCTTCAACTCCTCATTTTGTTTTACCAGTTCTGCATTGTCAAAAGACAAAGACTTAACTTGGGTTTCAAGATCAACAACCTTTGATTCAAAAAAGGCGCTGTTACGTACTTCTGTATTCTCATCCATTATTGGACTCCTCTATAAGTTTTAATAGTCTTATCTTATACTTCTCAACATCAATTGTCAAGAACCTTTCGTAATTATCCATCAGATTTCTTAAATCAATCCATACAATATCATCTCCCATTTCCTTGTTCCACGCATCACTTTCGAATGTACCATAACTAACTAATTCATCTAGTATGATCATTGTCTCTAGTGACACTCTGCCACCTAAAAACTCTCTTAATAATTTTGGGTGTTGTCCGTTTTTTACTGTAAACAAATCCTCAAATGCATCTACCAAAGGTTTCATCTCTAACTCAAATTGATCAAAAAATCCTTGTCTCTTGAGTTTCCATGATTGATAATTCTCATCACTGAAATCTGCGATATAACCATTCTTGTTTTTTATGAAATTGGAAACAAAATAATCCTGTGGATTATCGTACTTCTTTGCAATCTTTACAAAGAATCCTCTGTCCTTACGTTTGTAGAACGAGTCTCTCTTAATCTTTGTCTTACCTTTGTAGGTGATATAATCATAATCACCTTTACCAAAGTGGGCCTTTAATGCACAATACATTAGGTACGTGTCAATTGGTTCCATCGTCTTTTCGAAATCCATCTTCTTCAACTCTACGATTCAAATTAGAGGGGAATATACTGGCAGCAACGAAACTGGAGGCCGCCAACATGGGAATAACGTACACCATCTTATCTGTAAGATATGCAGTGATGTACGTTGGGACTAATACTATAACTGCTTGTAGTAAACCTTTAATCATTATCTTGGATGAATGAATGATCATCATCTCTACAAGGACGAGCAGTTTGAATTGGGCCAATCTCACCATAACGGTCTTCACCCAACTTTAACTGTTTAAAGTAAATCCTGTCGCCTGGTTGCAAATCGCCTGGCCCAAATGCATATGCACACTTATCTTTGCCTGGATAACAATGGGGGTTATGAGTGACAACGTGACAACCTATGTACGCATAATTTCCACCGTCATGACCTCGACCACACGCAGATACTAAACCTAACGCTAGAACTACTAAAACAATTTTTTTCAATAAATCTCTCCTATACTGGTAACTGTGCTTGTCTGGGAAGAAAATTTAAATCCCTTGCGTTTGCCTCAATCTTTTCTTTTAGGGGTTTTGAGATCATACCCTTAACGGAATCTGGTTCAATATCCTGATCACTACAATACCAAAGTACTGCTTCCATATGTGTGATTTGTTTTTCTTTAACAATTTCTTCAATTTTCTGTGCGAAAATCTTTGGTGTTGTTAGTGCCATAATAATTAATCCCTTTAATAAAAAAATAAAGTGTGGGGTTAACCGTAGACCCCACACGGATGTATTACGGCATCACCCGAAAGACATTACGCTGAACGTAGTGCCTTGTATCCAGCAGCAACAACTGCACGTGTCGGAGTTCCGATCATATATTTACTATATGTCTCTCCGTCAAAAGACGAAACACGCTTATTCAAATAGATCGAAAGACCTTCTGAACGTAGTTTACTGATAACAGCACGAACATTTTTCACACCATAGCGTGAAGAAATCTGTTTTGCGGTTAGTTCTGCACCATTAACAAGTGCGGTTGCGACCTTAGCGGCCTGGGTCTTAGTAGTCATAATCAATTATCTCCTTATCATGACAAAATAGGATAGAAACATTCCATCCTTTAAAGTGGTGGGTATTCTGTTACTAGGAACCCACCGAAACCCTATCCAATTACGCTGCTAGAGCGAAATCTTGAGATGCAAAATTATCGTTTGCATTTAGTAATTTGACCAATAACGCAGTCATCCGACAATTCTCCACTAATCTATCTCTGCCTGTCGATCCTAATTCGCCCCCATCAAAAAAAGATTAGGTAGACGATTCCAGAAAGTAAGACGATATCTGCACAAATACTCCAAAGAATATATGCTCTTAACATCCACTTACTTACCTCTCGTACTAGGGGGGTCTTCATCTTGATCCCCTAAAAATTCTACTTCCACTTTAATCTCCTTTTGGTGGAGGCGATGGGAATTGCACCCATGTCCAGTTCAGTCTTCAATTCGTATCATCAAATTGTACTCTATTTATACCATACCTATAGGGATTAGTCAAGTACCTTTTTAAGAGAAATAGGTTGACCTTTTGTTGGTTTTGACTTAGACTTTTCCTTGGTCATCTCAAACTCATCTCCCACAACCAGAAAACACGCTATATCAGAACTTGGATATTCTAATATAGTTACCGTACCTGTTTCGGTATTGGCCATGACCAAAACTTTATGATCGTCACCATTAATACCAGTTTGTTTAGACACAAACCAACTTACAGGTCTTTCATTATGTGTCTTCACGATTCCTTCTAAAATTGCATTACTTTCACCACATAGAAGAGGTTTATGCACTATGACAGGATTAGTAAGTTCTAGTTGCAAGGGCACTTCTTTTTTCTCTTCTTTAACTACTTTTTCGGGCGATGTTATGTCTTTGGGGGTGGTATCAGTGGTTTGACAACCCATTAACAGAAACACCGCCATTATCGATAATAGGTGTTTCATTTTTTTCTCTCCATTCTGCAGCGGTTTCTACCAATGCTCCAAGGTAATCATATTTCTCTTTTACAAATTCTTGTACAGTGCCATCTTCAGTAACACATAGGATTACGATCTGTTCAATCTCTGTACCTGTTCGTTCCTCATACATTTCTGCATAAGCAGAACATTGAATGTAATAGTTTTCATTCCATTCGTCATTGCGTTCTTTAGTTGAGGTCTTAAAATCTATAATGGATAGTACACCATTGTACTCTGCAATACAGTCAACTCTGCCCGCTACCTTGTATTTATCTGAATAGAGTCCTGCTTCCTGTGCATGGATGTTATCTATTTTTGATAACACTTGATCCTTTAATTGTGTAAAAAGACAATATGGTAGGAAGTTCTTTTTGTGTTTTTCCCATTCTGAAGGGTAATTGGTATACATGTTGTTGAGGTAGTCCTCACACATATGGTGAACCTTAGTACCTCTTGCTGCAGCAGTTCTTGCCACGTAATTTGCAACGTCATTTCCTACACGTTTACGCCATTCCATCAGTCCAGACTTATTCCGAACAGACAGAATAGTTGTTATGGATGGATACTTGTTTCCTTCTGGTGTTTCATACAGACGCACACCATCAGTCGTTGTTGCAGTTATAGGAGGCAACTCCACATTCAAATGTTTAAACATATTTTGGCCCTAAAGCAAAAGATTGATCAGGTGTTAATATAAGTCTACCAGATTTATCATATGTGATATGGGGAGTCTCAACAATAGAGATAGTTCTTTCCCATTTCTTTTCAAAACTTATCCTGTTTTCATAATAAACAGATACAGGATTTATCTGTGCAAGTGGTTCAATCATAATACAATATACCTCATTTACCTTACTTTGTCAAGTGTCTTATGCATTTTCATAGATAGCATTTTCTTGCATAGGGTTGGAAGGATCACGACCCATCCAAGTACCCCATTCTTCATAGAAGTGTCTCATACCAACTTCATCATGTATAGTCTCATCTTCATGTCTACCATGTAGTATGTGTCTATGTTCTGAATTAGGTTGCATACTAGAACCTTGTCCTTGAATACCTAACAAGTCCTCATGTAGATTACGTCCCATTGGGCCCCAGATTGTATTGTGATGTTCGATACGTGTTTTACGTTCTAGAGGAGTATCCTTTTTAAGACCGAACCCACGAAACTCAATCATAACCTTATCTGGCCCTAGAGGTGTAACAACATCTGTACGTAATGCACTCCCACGCAGATTAAAGTTCATGCCTGGAAAT